ATGCGTACACGCATTCAACCCCTCTTTAAGTGGACAGGCAGTAAACAGCGAATGCTGAACCTGTATGAACCATACTTCTTTCCCAAGGTGGAACCAACGCGGTTTGTCGATTTGTTTGCGGGCGCATTGACCACGACATTGTGGATGGCGGAAACCTATCCCTCATGCCAGCTTGTCATCAATGATGCCAACAAGGAACTTATCCTGCTCTATCAAACACTCGCGAAAAATACCACAGGTGTCATTGATCGATGGCAAGAATGTGTGAATGGGTGGCTAAAGCTGACTCCCGAAGCACGAAAGCCGTATTACTATAAGCTACGCAAAGGTTACTGCCTCGCACATCAGGATAAGTCGGCTGAATACTTGTCGGGTATGCTACTGTTCATGTTGAGTGTGAATTTCAATGGTATATGGAAAGCATACAACATATGTGAGAAACGGTACTCGACGCCGCCGGGCACTTGTACGCAAGGTGAGAAGTTTTTCACAACTGACAATATTCATGCAGTGGCAGATGTATTGCGCCATGCAGACATTCATTGTGGATCGTATGCAGACGTAACGCTTCGCGATGGCGACTACGTGTACGCCGATCCACCGTATCGAAGTTCGTCTGTGGACTATCAGTGCAATTTCGAAGAAAGCAATCACGTTCACTTGGCGAAGTTTCTCACCACACATAACGGACCGTATGCATACTCAAATAAAGTGATTGGTGATGCCTTCTACATTACCCACTTCCCGGCCACACAGATACACCAAGTGGCTGCGACGTACACGGCGGGTCGCGGAGACGCGGTATCTGTCGATGAAGTAATAATTACTAATTTTGAACCTCGGCGTAACGCCACACTATTCGATTAGGAGTACACATGTCGTCTACCTTTATGCGGATAATGCTTTTTGTGACGGGCATCGGCCTCTCTAGCATCGCCGCGTTCTACTCAGTTACCGGATTAGCATACATCTTTGTGAGTGTGTTCTGGCCTATTGTAATCATGGGAGGTACACTCGAAGTCGCCAAGCTCGTCGGCGCGTCGTGGGTATTCCGGTATTGGCGCACCTCACCGAAACCGTTAGTCGCTTATGTGAGTGTCGGCGTCTTTGTGTTGATAGTGATCACGGGTATCGGTATCTTCGGGTATCTTTCGCGGGCGTACCTGACACAGCAAGCACCGATGGCGCAACTACTCGCAGAACGTTCCGCAGCAGAACGGAATGTTGAGTTAGCGAACGTCGTCTATACTCGCCGCGCAACAGCTATCACCACGCTCACAAGCAGCGATCTCGCGGATCAAGTTATCGGGGGACTTGTGGTGAACGACCGACTCACCAGCATCAACGGTGCGGTGAATGTGTTACGAGAGCAGCAAGTCCTTGAACAAGAACTTCAAACGCAATTGAATATCTCGGGTGAAGCACTCCAGATCGCAGAGCAGGAATTGTTGGCGGTGAATCAGCGTACACAAGAGCAGTCCGTTGATGTGGGCCCGTTGATGTTTGTGGCGCAAGCATGGTATGGCAGCACCGATATCAATATTCTTGATCACGTCGTGACCGTGTTCATTCTTATCATCATCTCCGTGTTCGATCCAATGGCCATTGCGTTGTTGCTTGCCTCGCAGTCAATTCCCGGTAAGCGCATTACGCCGAGTAGCGTACCGGACATTGACCAGAATACATCACCACAGGTAAAGAAGACTGTGAAGAAAACTGCGAAGAAGGCCGTGAAGAAACCTAATAGTGTCCCACCAGATACACCAGTGGATATACTGAAGGCTCAGGCGTGGGTGGATACCGCGGTCGACACCGAAACACTGGCGGAACCGTCATTAGAAAATACGACACTGGACGCCATTCGCCCAAAGTCTATACGTCTCGGTAGACGTGCCGTCCGCGTCCGCCGCGACCGTTCTGTTGAATAATATCGCGAAAGTGTGATAAAATAGTTAATATGAATAAAGACAGGAGCTTGAAATTATCATGGCCAAAGTAGACCTTTTTAGGCAGTTCGTTGTGGACATCGGCGATCCCGATACTGCATTGGCATCAGACGGCAAGAGTGCGGCTGAATTTACGGGGTTCATCGACAGCGGCAGTTACATATTGAACGCCGCGTTATCGGGAGATATGTTTGGTGGTCTCCCCAATAATAAAGCGTTAGTCCTCGCGGGTGACCCGGCAGTAGGGAAGTCTTTTTTTGCGCTTTCTATTATGTCGCAATACTTGGCAGCCAATGATAAAGCACGGGTCGCATACTTCGATACAGAATCAGCGGTTACGAATGCCATGTTTTCTTCACGGGGTATTGATCCTGAACGTGTCATGAAGTCCGAGCCGGAATCCATTGAACGGTTCCGCACCGTTGCATTGAAGATGTTGGATACCTATGCGAACATCCCAGAAGAAGATCGGTTTCCGTTTCTGATCATTCTCGATTCTCTGTCTGCGCTACCGAGTGGCAAGGAAATCGGTGACATGACAGAGGGCAAAGACACCCGTGACATGACGAAGAGTCAGTTGATCAAGGGTGCGTTTCGTGTGTTGCGTCTGAAAATGGCGAAGGTGCAAGTACCGATGATCGTTACGACCCACACCTATGCTGTGATCGGCGCGTATTTCCCAACCAAGGAAATGGCGGGCGGTTCAGGTGCGAAGTATGCCGCAGACACCATCGTGTTTCTCAGCAAGAAGAAAGAGCGGGATAGCGACAAGACAATCATTGGAAACATTGTCAAGGCGAAAATGGTCAAATCCCGTATGACGAAAGAAGAGTCAGTGGTGGAGACGCGCATCCTGTTTGACGGGGGACTGGATCGGTATTATGGGTTGCTGCCGCACGCGGTGAACTCGGGGCTGGTGACGAAGGTCGGAAACAAGTATGTGTTCCCTGGCGACATGAAGGCGTTCGAATCACAGGTTTACGCTAAGCCTACTAAATATTTTACGGACAGCCTCCTACAGGACTTGGCCCCGCACATGAAGGCGACGTTCCTTTATACAGGCGAACCGGTTGTGAATATTACAGATGAGGTGACGGCCGATGAGTGAATCAGAATCAAACATTCTCGAAATGATCATGCCCCGATTGATTCCACAGAAGAAGGGCGAAGCTATTTTAGGTCTAGAAATCATAGCCGGTCCGTATCGTGGTGTCGTATTTTCCTTCAAAACGTTTCGTGTTTCGAAGAAAGTTGGCCCGGACGGTATGGTACCGACAAAGTTTGAGACGGAAGTATATGAGTCGCCTAAAGGGTTTCATGTCACAGAGGACTTCGATTATTTCTGTGGTGAGGTGTTGATGGCGTGGTTAAGCTATATTTCGCTATCAAATTTTGATGCGCTTCTCAGTTCGGAGACGAAAGGCGTTCACTGATGCTCTTGTTTGAGCGAACAGTGCTTCGACAATTGTACGCATCACAAAGCTATGCCGAGCGGGCGGCGCCGTATCTCAAGGGTGAATATTTTCCGACTGGAGAATGTGCGACCGTCTTTGGTGTGTATCAAAAGTTCTTCGATGAATACCACCAACTTCCTTCGGTGTCGGTTCTACGGTTAATGCTGGATGATGTCCCGAATCTAAGTGAGGCGGAAGCGAAACAGGCGAACACGGTCATCGACGAGCTTGAACAGACCGAACCACAAGATTCATCACAGCACGAATTTCTCATCGCAGAGACGGAGAAGTTCTGTCAAGAACGAGCGTTGTATATCGCTCTACGTCATAGTGTCGGAATGCTTGACAACCCGAAAGAGAACCCTCACGCAATTCCCGACATTCTCAAAGAAGCGTTGGCCGTTTCATTCGATACACACGTCGGCCACGATTTCTTCGGTGACGCGGAAGAACGGTACGACTTCTATCATCGTGCGGAAGCGCGGATTCCGTTTGATCTCGACGTGTTCAACACCATGACCAAGAATGGCATTCCTAGAAAGACATTGAATGTGGTGCTGGCAGGTACGAATGTCGGAAAGAGTTTGTTTCTTGTGCATATGGCGGCTGCGTGTGCCCGTATGAGTAAGAAGGTGTTGTACATCACATTGGAGATGGCGGAAGAACGCATTGCTGAACGTGTCGATGCAAACCTCATGGACATTCCGATTGATGATGTGATCGCGTTGTCGCGGGATCGATATCTCAAGAAACTGAAAACACTTCAGCAAACCAGCACCGGGCGAATGATCATTAAGGAGTATCCGACAGCGGCTGCACACACAGGGCACTTCCGTGCGTTGCTCCACGAATTGAAGCTCAAGCAGGACTTCACGCCGGACATTCTGTTCGTGGATTACCTGTCGATCTGTGCGTCCTCGCGCATAAAGATGGGCAATGCCGTCAACAGCTACACTTATAACAAATCTATTGCGGAAGAGTTGCGTGGGTTGGCGGTGGAAATGAACATTCCCGTCTTTACGGCCGCGCAGTTCAATCGTGATGGGGCGTCCTCGACAGCGCCGGGGTTAGAAAAGATTAGTGAGTCATTTGCCATCGCACAGACGGCGGACTTCATCTTTGCCTTGACCACAAGCGATGACTTGGATAAGAATAATCAGATACAGGCATATGTATTAAAGAATCGATATGCCAAACGACAGAGTTTTCAGAAGTTCATTCTGGGTATTGATACTTCTCGTATGAAGCTGTATGATCCGAAGCAGATACAGACTGCACCGACACCAGACCAATTTGTCGCAACCAATCTTACCAAGCCATTTCGTGATCGCACCGCTCGGCGACCACTTGCACACTTGAAAACTGATGACTAATGGGCCTGAGTCACGGCGAGAATGGCCGTGAGGGGTACGTCGCGTCTTGCGACTACAAAGTTACCCGGGCCAATCCAATCGGCGTGACACTTCTGTTCGGGATCGCGCAGAAAACCGGAACCCCGGTGGCAATCACCGAGCGCGGCCGCGCTACGTCGTGATTGTCCAGTCAACTTGTGTCCCGCATAACCCGACACGGAACGGGGTACGAGCTTCATGAAACGGTCGTAGAGTTTTGCGCGAGAACTTTCCGTGGCACTAAAGTAGATGAGGGCGGGATGATACTTGGTAATGAACTCTTTCATCACAGCAATCACGGTCGCAAAGACACTAAACGCATGTCCGGTGCGCGAGACGCCATACGTCTCCGTATCGGTTTTCGGATCACCGGGGGCGCCGCTTCCGTGTGTGCGCTTAAGCGCGAACGTAAACTCCCACGGCTTTTCTACACTCTCCCACCGTGGCTCGATCACTTGACCGCGGCCGTTGGTGCGAGGAATATTTTGCTCTACGCGTTTCGCAAAGTGAACATTATACTTCAAGCCGGAAGTGGCCACGGTAAACTCGGCCTCAAAAACACCGGGGCCATCGCCGCTTCCCGTGCCCCGGCTGTTGACAACGCGGTACGGGTAGGGTTTGTCGAGAGCTTCTGTGATATCCCGGCAATGTTCGCGAAAGGATTGCATAGTCCTATTTAGGGGTGCCTTTGTTCCCCCTAAATAAAATAGGAGGCACAATGCAAGTCGAGGCACTTCAACGCCGAGTAATAATGGACGCAGTGGTATTACAGGATGCGGTGAAAGATGTCTTTCCGGTGAAACGGCCGGACTGTTATCGAGGACGTGCGTTTAATTTGGCGTCATTTTTAGACCGTCTTAATGCCGTCACGGAGGAATATGGTGTCTTAAATGTTGTCGGCAGTGGTGAAAAGGGTATACCCAAGAAGTCCGTCCTGATCACGGCACAATGGTTGCCAAACGAACTTCTTCCGCTTCAACATTCTTCGGCTGATGTGCGACTTGAATGGCATGTAACTAAAGGGGGGCGACGGCAGCAATGGTCGCGCAAAACGTGGGCCATACGCCGTTTCTATTTTTGGTCATACCTGCTACACGAATTGGTTCATCGACATCAAGATGTGTATCGGAGTGTTAAGGGAGAAGAGACCAATGCCCGTGTGTATCGTTCTCAGGCGGATGGTATCGATCTGAAGGCGGAACAAACTTATCTGGGTGACTATGACGAAATCGAAGCGTACTCGCACGACGTAGCATTAGAGATGTGGGCGATATATGGCGATCTTAATTACCGTGATGCGTTGAAACAGATGAAAACCGAAATTCTTCCGTGGCCGTTTATCGCGAAATCCACGTATACGGTATATACAGGAGCGTTCAAGACGACACCGAAACACGCTGCGCTGCCAGTGTTTCATCGGAAGATCAAAATGTGGTGGGATTTGATAGTCGCACACCCCGAGTTTTACAAATCGCTTCGCTTGGAGATACGATGCCGCTAATTTCATTTGCACGACATCTACAAGAATCTAAGGCCGGTAAACTGACGCATCTTCAACATCTTGAAGATTTGATGTTGGATGACGGTGCCTCAGGTGCGACGTTTGCACTGGATGTCCTCAAGAACTTCGGGCACATGCTGGAACACGGTGGTGTGTCTCGCTCGATGAACGTCACAACGAAATGGGATGGTGCGCCATCGGTGGTGTTTGGTCCTGATCCCGCCGATCACAAATTCTTTGTCGCAACGAAGTCCGCGTTCGCCAAGAACCCGAAGCTCATGAAGTCGAAGGCACAGATTAACGCGACCTATGGCAGTAGTGGACTTGGTGCGAAACTCCAGGCGTGCCTTAAGGAACTACAACCGCTTCACTCAAAGCAGATTCTTCAGGGTGACTTGCTCTTTACTGACGATATCAAGTCACAGACCATAGACGAGAAGTCCTACGTAACCTTCCGTCCTAACACTATTCTCTATGCGGTCGAAGCAAACAGTAACCTCGGGCAACAGATCAGTCGCGCTCATCTGGGCATTGTCGTACATACCATGTATAGCGGCCGCGGTTCAACAATTGACAGTTACACCGCTTCACCCATTACCCCTGGCGCCTTTGCGTCCTTAGGCAAGTCCGGCCGCGCGGTTGTGCTGGATGCTTCGTTTGACGATCTGTCCGGTACCGTCACCTTCACTAACGCGGAACAAAGCGACTTTACGCTTGCTCTGTCGCACGTCACTGCGTTACAGAGTCAGGTTGCGTCATCTGTGTACGAAGTCATGACACACGAACCCCTGCATATGCTGGTACAGATGTTTATCAACCAGCGTGTGCGTAGCAACAGGGTGTCTGCGTCGACCGTCACCGAACTGATGGAGTTTATAGCTGCACGTCGAGACAAGGAAGCCGGGAAGCGAGGCTCCGAGAGGGGCAAAACGGATCAGGAAGCGAAGTTCAACGCGGTCATGAAACAGATTCGTGGCAACGCTCGCGGGTACCTGAATTGGTTTCAGCTTCATCAAGCCGTCATGAACGCTAAAACGATCATCGTGCGAAAGTTGGCGCAAGTTTCCCGTATCAGCACGTTCGTGCCAACAGCGAGTGGGTTTCGAGTTACAGGCCCTGAGGGCTTTGTGGCAACCTCCCACGGGGGGAAGACGATAAAGCTCGTAGACCGTCTGGAGTTCTCCCGATTGAACTTCCTCGCACCAAAAGATTGGCAATAGTGGGAACACATTTTCTCTAAATAGTCTATAGGGAAAACTATGCCATCATCTCGCACCGTCGTTCTCGTTTTCGGTCGTTTCAATCCACCGACCACTGGGCACGGCGCACTCGTTAACTTCGTCAATCAGATTGCCCAGCGCAATAGTGCTGATGTGCGTGTGTACCCCTCGCAGACTCAAGATTCGCGAAAGAACCCACTGCCGTTCAGAAACAAGGTCGCGTTTCTGCGGAAATTCTTTCCAAAACTGTTCGTTAGTAGCAATGTGTCAGTACGAACGCCAGTTGATGCGTTTGCGGAGGTGTCCTCTCTCGGCTATCGTCGAATTCTGATGATCGTCGGTAGTGACCGTGTGCGTGACTTCCAAAAGTTCGCACAATATCTTGTCCCTCGCAAATCTCCTAAATATAATGCAGCCAAGCATATTGACATTGACCACTTTCAGGTTATTGCGGTGCCTGGTAATCGCGATCCCGACGCAGACGATGTGTCGGGGATGTCGGCATCTAAGATGCGGGCACTCGCGAAAGCGAACGACTTTAAGGCATTTGGGGCGGGGATTCCGTCACATGTGCCACAGAAGGTAGCAAAAGACTTGTTTAACCAAGTACGACAACATATGGGGCTACGCGAAATGTTTAATCTCAGCGAAGGACAATTTAATATCGGGTTGCTTGAGGCTCCACAGACATTTACTATTGTAGCCATTGTCAATAATAAGGTGGTGGATCAACAGTGGGATGTCAGCAAGATGGAACTCCCCTATGGGGTCCAAAACTTCCAACGCGACCACCCAAAGGCCACTCTTTCTATTGAGAATGCTCGTGGTCGCGTGGTGAGTGTTATCAAACCAGGTCAGCAGTATAAAGAAGGATTGGCTGAGTTGTCAACTTCGACTAAAAAGTTCGGTTGGTCGCTACGGAATCTGAAGCCCGGTACACGCGTAAAGATCAGTGGATTCGACCGGGCGCGGGCCCGCGGCGCGACCGGAGGCGATCTCGCGAAAGGGAGAGTTGTTAGTTACCACCCTGCGCGCGGCCTAGCGCCTCGACCGAATCGCCCAGCAGCTTCCTCAGGTCCGTATGCTGGAGACGCATATTACATCGTGGATTTTGGTGCGGCCGGTAAAGATAAAGTTAGCGCAGACAAAGTGATTGTTGCTGGGGAGTCCTACGTGAAAGAAGGCAAGCGCGTTTCGGCCGCGTCCCAACGTGCATATAACAAGGCGATTGAGAAAATCATAGCTAAACATGGCACGTTACGCGTCAATCCGAACCGCGGTCTCGTCCTCGATCCCGGTACATGGGTAAAGATTAGCGATTCGCCGAGCCGCTCAAGTCGGGGGAAAGTTGTTCGTTACGATAAAGGCGACCGTCACGGCAGTCCGTTTTACGTCATCGACGTTGGTAAGTATGAGTCGGAGAAAATTCCGGCACACAACGTGGTGAAAGAAGATGTCGAGCAGATAGAGGAAGCCGGGGAACAAATGGACGAGGCGACTCTTCCTTCTTCCAACCGCCTCGGCGGCCGACCCGCAAGCTCCGCAGATCAGAGGCGCGCCGCAAGGATTATCAGCAATTCGCTGGGTCGAGGTCAGAATCCTTTGAAGAAAACAACGCCCGCGGCTAGCGTTAATGCTGCGATAAAAATATTCTTGAATAATAGTCATTCCGTTGAAGCATGGAACCTCGCTGGCCAGATGCTGAACAGAGCTACTGAGCTAGGCATCAAATGGGATCAGAAGTTACTGAAACCGACAACCCGCAAAGCCATGAAAATGGACGAAGCATCTAAAATTAAACTCCCGCCACATCTTGCAAAACTCTTTGATCGAGACGGCAACTTGACAAAGGATGCCGCGGATAGAGTTGCGAAGGGTAAAGCCAAGTTTAATGTGAAAGACGTAACTCCTAAAGGTTACGGTATAAACGAAGCACCGGCCCGGTCGGGCTTCGCCGCCAACCCTGACCAGCACGTCAAGGTTGGTGATAAGGTTCGCGCCGGCCTTCGCGTTCGCGGAGGCGCGGGATTTGACGGGACAGTGGAACGCATCGATGGTAATTGGATCTATGTGAATCTAGGGCCGGAGCCGGGTTCCAAGTGGGGTGATCGTATTATCAAAGCACCTCGCAAGTATGTGATGGTGGAAAAGGACGATCAGTGGGTAAAGGAAGCTGCTACCCCACCGGCTGTAATAAAACCTCCAACCGAAACGGAGAAATTGCGAACGACGCAACAGCAAGAATTGATCGCTCTCAAGACCCGTCAAGCGAACACAATGATGGCGGCAAAACTTCGGGATGTGCAACAGAAGGCTCGCGAGCAGCAAGCCAAGGCTAATCAACCGAAGAGCGCCGCCTCGCCGGCATCATCTTAATCAAGGAGTACGAATATGTCTGGATGGGGATCAGATCCAACTGACGCGAATAAGCCAACATGGGGGCAGCCGAATAACGCTGCCGCTGCAAACACGTATGCCACTGAACAGGGTTGGACATTTAGACACCCGTGGGGTGAAGAGATTATTGTTGCGATAGGCGGACAGGTTACCGCGAACTCTGCATCACAGAGTCCGTCACCGTCATATAGTCCGTCTTCGTCGCAGTCGAATAGTCCATCTGCATCGTTCAGTCCGTCGAGTTCGCAGTCGAACAGTCCGTCGAGTTCGCAGAGCCCGTCGAGTTCGTACAGTCCGTCAAGCTCAACCAGCTTGTCGCAGAGTCCATCTGCGTCGCAGAGTCCGTCTGCGTCGGTCAGTCCGTCAACTTCGACCAGTCCGTCGAGTTCGGCTTCAGCTTCGGGAAGTCCGTCCGCGTCGACCTCGCCGAGCTAAACTCGGCGGTAACATCATGGGTAGTTGGTGTCTTCGGACGCCAACTGCCATTTTCTGTTTGTCTCAAAGGATTATTCTATGTCACCAACGCTCAAACAAGACCTGTGTGACCTCTTTGGTGTCTCATCCGAGTTAGTTAACGAGGTGTCTGACACCTTGGAAACGATACACGAAAGCCGCTACAAAAAGGGCGACGCTGTAACGGTGGACAAGGGCCCGCACAAGGGTGTTAAGCACATGGTCATGTTTATACACCCTGACGGAAAGATTAACCTTAAGCCAGACGTTTGGCCACCTAACCGTATTCGCTATCGTCTCGGGGCTGTTACAGCTACTCCTAATGAAGTGAAGCCGTGGGATCAGCGGGCCGCGGATCGACGGTCTAAAATGGCGCATTCGGGTCGTCCCCAGACGGACAAAGAAAAATCGTCCATGGCTTCTTGGAGAAAATTGGAGAAGGAACTGTATAGGGACTTCCGAAAGGGAAAGAAATTTTCCGATCTACACCGGGAGTCACTCGATGAAGATGATCTGCCCTTCGGGTTAGAATCGTTTCAGGGTCCGGTAAGTAATGCTGAAATGAATCGTAAGAAGGACACGGTCGCCAAAGCGCCGGAGAAGGCGCCGGAGAAGGCGCAGGAAGACGACACGCCGTCTGGCAATTTTAATCCAACGAAGAAATCGTCATCACAAAAAGAAGCTGAACGGGAAAAGAAACTTCGTGCGAAAGCGGATGACAAAGTGCAGGACGATTTGCTTCACAGGCATAACACGAAGAACGACGAGGTGACCTTCTATCCCTCCACGGAGCATTCCTCTGAAAGAAAACTTGGGACGTAGAGAATATAACCCCCCTCTACAGATACAATGACTCCACAAATTTATTGTGACATGGACGGTGTATTAGCCAACTTTGTCGAGGCAGCAGAACGCTTCTTTGAGGTAGATATTAGAGGACACAGCGACGCCACCTTCAAAAAATTATGGGATTCCCCCCAAGGATTCGCACGTCTGGCGAAGGAATGGCCGACGTTCTGGATGGATCTTCCTATGCTATCACACGCGCAGCAGTTGTGGAGTGTGATCGGTCCGCTCCATTCGTCTATTCTCACCGCTACACCGTCTAATTGGCCATCCGCTGGAACTGGCAAACTCATCTGGTGTAAGCGCCATCTTCACAATTTTCGCCCATCCATGAACAAATTTCACGCGGTGCGTCGTTCAGAAAAGCGACGGTTTGCCAAGCAACGAGATGGCACAGCGAACATCCTCATCGACGACTTCGCAAAGAACATTAACGAATGGCAGCAAGCCGGTGGTGTTGGAGTTGTCTATCAGGACGGTGACATTGCACAGGTGAAAAAGGTAGTTCATCAATTGATCTAAATACCGGTAGAAAACACAATGGAGGTTGTATGATTGACGGACAGTACGAACAACATGAGAGGGATTGGATGAACACAAAACTGGATGAATTGAAAGAACTTCAGGGGCGGATCGTTAAAGAACTTGAAGACTTGGAAGGAGCCAAACAGCTTGGCCTCGAACAGTATCATCGTGTAGCAGGAGCTATTGAAGTGCTTGAGGGTTTGTCCAAAGGTGAGGGTGATACACAACCGCCACCATCTGTGTAACAATGGAGTTTGTTAATCTGACATCAAAGAACGCGCTTTTGTACGCTACGCGATCTTACGACAACCCGCAGTGTGTCAGTATTAGCGAGTTTGCGGAAGATTATAAACGGTTCAAATACGTCAAACGGCTCTGTCGTCGATATCTGACGACCCGGCAGTTAAGCGAGCGGCTGATTCTCAATCATTTGATCGGACTGCTCAACGTCTTTGGACCAGAAGCCATGGTGCGACTCTTATTCGTCAAAAGCGACGATGAGAAGTCGTATCGTGTCCTCAAACCTTTTTTAGAGTATCTGATGGTAATGCCATCAGTGATCGTCGGTATCGATGGATATGATATTGTGACCGACACTATCCCGACTGATGCGCGTATCGTCCGGCGATTACAGGAGCTATAGAGTATGTCATTGTTTCAGAAAATTCTCCGTCAGTTGGATGAAGCTAAAGGCCGCGGCGCCGTCGATTGGCGAGACGTTGAATCAGTGTTGGTCACACTGAATAAAAAATTTCACGCGCTTAATAAGAACATACATAGTGAACTCGGAGTATCTTTTGCTCGCGACCCCAGAAAAACAACCTTTATCGATATCACGGTTGTTGGGTCGGGAGGCCGACTGCGCCATCGCGGCCGCGAGGTCATCTTCACGGTTGACAAGTCCAATGGAAAGATCTACAGTGCCAAAGGATATGGAAAACCGAATACGAGCCACCAATACGGCACGGTGCAGGCGCCAGATATAAGGAATATGACGAAGTTGATGACGGGTCATCCAGAGTTACAGGAGTCATTACAAGAACGGGAACTTCCGTTGAACGTCACCGCCCGTGATGTGCAGCCGCTGGTGGACAAGCTGAATAAAATTCTCGCTAAAGCCAAAGACCAAAGCGGTGAATATACGCGTACCCCCAAACAAGACCGAGATAAACTCACGATCAAGGACAAATCGAAATATATCAATATCGATGCCGTGCAGGGCGGAGTCTCGCACGGGGGACGCGGCGTCTTTATGATCGACAAGTCTGATGGAAAAATCTACGGTATCAAGGGATACGGGACACCGAACAAGATTCCGAAACATCAATACGGCACGGTGGAGAAGCCAGAGATGAAGAAGATGGCGCTCAACGCAGCCATCTTGGAAAAGGCCGAAGTCATGCGGATGCGTATCGAGGACGCTTCAGCTAATGCTGTCGGTGGTGGTGAAGTTGCTGGCTTAGGTGTCGGACCGAAAGGTGAACCCGGCGGTCCGCCTCGAATAGGGTTGAGAAGAAAGAAAAAAGACGATGACGCGTAAGCAGATCGACGAAGCTACCTACACCGAAGAAGAATTCGTACAACTATACGAAGATACCTTCGCTGGTGCAGACGTACTCGAAACCGATATGGACGGCGTAATGGCGACCAAAGCACCGAAACGTCGGTGGGAACGCTACGCTAAGTATGTAGGCGTAGAAGAAGAGGGTGAACGAATTCGTCTACACGCTCGGAAAAGTAAACGCGACATTATCCTGCGCGATAGTAAAACCGGCGCCATGACATGGTTGCGGAAACAATCTTGGCATAAAGACCCTACGAAAGATAAAACCCACTAAGGAGATTATATGAGTTCAATTATTGCATTCGTCAAAAATCAGACCGGCGCCACCACTGCGGCAATCAAGCGTAACGGTGTTCTATGGGTGTTGCTCGTCGTCGCGCTTGGTGTGGTGGGCTATATCGCGCTTCAGCAGATTCCCGTTCTTGTCTTCAAGAACTTGCAGGTCATCAATGCCATCGTTCTCGCGTATCTTGCAGACCGCACACTCTTCAGCAACACCGTTGCTGTGGATGAAACCTTAGAGAACTCCTCACTCGGACCCGCACGTATCCTGGCACGTGCTATTGTTGTCCTCGCGGTAATCGCTGGCTTGACCCTTGGTATCTAAATGCGTGTTCTGTCCTCCCTTCTGTTGCTGTTCGTGTTGTTCGGCGTTGCTGCTCCGGCCGCAGCGCAGATTCCACAACGCGCCTATACCTATCAACGCGCTTTAATCGGAAACGCCCGTTTTGTATGGGGCTTGAATGCCCCTATCGCAACGATGGCGGCACAGATACATCAAGAGTCCGCATGGCGTCCAGACGCGCAGTCACCATACGCCGGCGGACTCGCGCAGTTCACACCAGACACCGCCGACTGGATCTCCATGAGGTATTCGGACTACCTTGGAGCAAACCAACCCTATGAACCGGAATGGGCATTGCGTGCCCTTGCGCGATATGATAAATACCTTTACGACAGGATGTCCTTCGCAACACGGGAGTGTGATCGGTGGGCGTTTACGCTATCGGGCTATAACGGTGGCGCGGGCTGGGTCAATCGTGATCGAAGGCTCGCGACAGCCGATGGCAAGGATTCAACCTTATGGTGGGGGAATGTCGAAGAATATAGTGACCGCGCTGACTGGGCTATCAGAGAAAATCGGAATTATCCGGTCCGCATCTTGTTGGATCTTCAACCTCGCTATTTGTCGTGGGGATTGGGCATCTCTTGTGAGCCGCCCGCGCCTCCAGAGCCTCCTCCGGCGGCACCAACTGACGTGCCCGAGGATGCAATACTGCCAGGGTTAGTTGAATGCGATCACACAAAATAGGAGAGGACGATATTCGTACCATGAGAGAGAACTGGGAGAAATAAAAACCAGAATACAAGTATTAGAAACCCGCTTGTACATGCTGATAGTAGCGCAATAATACCCAATGCCACAACCACAACCAGAAGAGTCTAGTAAATTGGCCGATGATGATCATGCCGCGGAGCGTTGCGACATCGTAGGTATGCATGGCCGCGGCGCGACCACACTAGAAACGCTGGTTGAAATCAATAAGCAGGTTGAAAACAGTGAGGACAAAATCATGGGGAAGATTGATAAAGTGTCCTCAGAGTTACGTGATAAACAACAAACAGATCACATGTATCTCAATACTAGGATTCAAACTGTGGAAGAGAACCTCTCAAAAAAAATCGACACACAATCGGAAAAAATCGCCCAGCATTTCGACAAATCCATTGATAAATTGGATACAAAATGGGATACGAAGTTTGTCCGAATCGACAAGCGTGTTACAGGCCTTGAAAAATGGCGCTGGCTGATTGTCGGTGGTGGCGTCGTTATCATGTGGATCGTCATTCAATTCTTAAGCCTGTCGATTCGCAACTGGAGCAACGCCCTTTCCAGCGTCCCTTAAAACACTCGACAATAATTTCTATGCTTATTGTCACACCTTTCGGCGCATATGCGGCTAATAATCTGCACACTTCTCCTTCTCACTGTAAGTCTACTGCCCGCTCGGGCAACGCCAGCGCAAGCTGTCGATTGGACGCGCATTGTACCATCCGTGCGTCTCGCCACAGTACCTATTCAATGCTCACTTCACCAACGTATCACATGCTCCGCGTTTTCTATTGATAGAGCGCAGGGACATTACCTCACGGCGTCCCATTGTCTTCACATCCCCCAAGCAGAAGAAGAGGAAGATGTCCCGCAGATTGATGGACAAGATCTTGAGATACTCTACGAAGATGTTGACCTAGACCTTGCAGTGGTCAAGATTACCTCACGGCGGCCTGCGTTAAAGATACGGCCGAACCCCGTGGGGCTTGGAACGAGGGTGGCCGTGCTTGGCTTTGCTCGCGGACGACCGACCCCCTCCTTCCGCACGGCCGTTGTATCAATACTAGACCTAGCAGATAATGGGAGCCCATTCGTAGGCTTCGATAATGCACTTGTCGGAGGAATGTCTGGCGGACCTGTAGTGGACTATGCCGGTAAAGTCGTTGGCGTAGCGACAAGCAGCAATGCTCAAACGGGTTATAGTCTTACGCCACAATTCATCTACGAACACACGAAACAGTTCTGGGCTGAACAGTAGTACCTAATCCGACAATTTCCACGCACAGTGTGTTATAATTCCAGAGTATGTCCATTTGGCTAGACAAAAAATATATCAATCTCATCTCCGGCCAGTTGCCCCGATTCGCCTGGAAATCGGACACCGTCGCAAACTGCCGATGCGTCATCTGCGGCGATTCTGAAAAGAGTCGAACCAAAGCTCGGGGCTACTTCTTCCTCAACAAACAAACCTACCTCTATAAATGCCACGATTGTGGAGTGGCACTGCCCTTCGGAGCATTCCTCCAGCGTCACTCTCGCGCATTGTTCAACGAATATGTGATGGAGAGGTTCCAAGAGCAGGGCAATGCGCCTAGGCCGTCTCCAGCAGTGTCTATACCCCCTCCCACACGGACGCTCGTCGTACATTCTGACATGCACCAGTTATCGTCAGCAGATCTGCCGGCAGATATGCTCGGTATTGCAGACTATGTGGTGGAGCGGAAGTTGCCGAAATCCGCGCTGGCCAAACTCTATGGTACCACCCGCGCCCATAGCTTTTTGGCGCCACTCGTTGGTGACAAGGCGGAACGGGTGAAGGACGGGTTGCCGTATCTCGTTATTCCATTGCGATTCACGGACGGCGAATGGTATGGTGCCCAGTTTCGTTTGCTCACGCGCAAAGAATACATCACATTTCGGTGGGGGCACGATCAGTTACGTGTGTTTGGACTTGACGCACTTGACACGACACAGCACGTCTATGTTGTGGAAGGACCACTAGATTCACTGTGTTTGCCGAACGCCATCGCGATGTGTGGGTCAGACTTGTGCGGGGGACTAGATACTCTTACACGTTCTGATATTGACTTGACAAAGTGTACCCTCATTTGGGACAATGAACCTCGCAATTCACAGATCACTTCTTTTGTGGCTCGGGCCGTGAAGGGGGGAAAATCGGTCGTCATTTGGCCGGACGGACTCCCGAAAGATTTGAATGACATGTACGCTGGTGGATATTCAGTTTTGTCATTAGTTAACGCTCATACATATCAAGGACTCGGCGCGGAACTGGAGCTACAACGATGGCGGAAATAATAAATGATGATGGGATTTTGCGGTGCGAACATGTTGCGGACAAGTTTGGCGCACGGCCGACGAATGAAGATACTGCACTGGCGTCATTACCAGTGCATGACAATGGGCACGTATCATTGCTGGCGACATATGGGAGCGATCAGTTAATCGTCGATGCCGCCCGCGTGTCATACGGGAAAGGTACGACACAAAAGCGAAGTCCTGCGGCGCTGATTCGTTACTTGGTACGACACAAACATACGAGCCCGTTGGAACAAGCAGAGGTCACCTTCTTTCTCCGGGCGCCCATCTTCGTTGTACGGCAAATCATTCGACATCGTACCGCGAACGTCAATGAGTATAGTGCGAGGTACTCGGAACTCTCAGATGACTTTTATCTGCCCGGGCGCTCACATTTGAGTGAGCAGTCTACGAACAACAAGCAAGGGCGCGGCAAGAAAGTGGGGGATGACAAATACGAGAAAATCCAAATGGAATTCGTACAGGCGCAGCAGAACGCGTTTGATACATATGGACGCTTGTTGAAAGATCACAATGTTGCCCGTGAACTAGCGCGGGTTGTCACGCCCGTCGGTGCCTACACAGAACTGTACTGGAAATGTGACCTCCACAATTTCATGCACTTTCTCAATCTGCGAATGGACGATCACGCCCAACGGGAAGTGCGTGATTATGCGAACGCGATGTATGCATGTGCGAAACCACACTTCCCACATGCTTTTAAGGCATGGGAAGATTATGTGCGGAATAGCTACACGCTTAGTGCCGCAGAATGTAAAATGCTCGGCGCTGCGCTTCGCACAATAGATAATAATCATTCATGGCCACAAAATTCATACGGTATGACAGATCGTGAATACGCAGACTTCAAATTTTTTCTTGAACAAACTTGTTCTCAATCGGAGTAGTAATGGCAGTAGACGGACTCGACCGCGACGTATTCGGTATGACGGACTATATGAAGTTCATTCATATTTCACGCTATGCGCGGTGGCTGCCCGAAGAGAACCGACGTGAAACATGGTCGGAAACTGTTGGTCGATATTTTGACTTCTTTGAAAAGCATCTGAAAGAGAACAACAGTTTCACGCTCACGAAGAACGTTCGAAAAGAATTGGAACAGGCGGTACTGACGCTGAAAGTTATGCCATCCATGCGATGTCTTATGACAGCAGGGGAGGCGCTGGAGCGCGAGAACATCGCTGGTTATAATTGTTCGTACGTGGCAATTGACTCGCCGCGGGCGTTTGATGAGATCATTTATATTCTTATGAACGGCACGGGCGTCGGGTTCTCAGTGGAGTCACAACACACATCACAGTTGCCCCGCGTCGCCGAAGACTTTCACGACACGGATACCTGTATCAACGTGCGAGATAGCAAACTCGGCTGGGCGAAGGCGCTAAAGGAACTACTGGCGATGCTCTATGCTGGGCAAATCCCAACGTGGGATGTCACCAAAGTGCGGCCCGCCGGATCACCGCTCAAGACGTTTGGTGGGCGGGCGTCAGGACCAGAACCGCTGGTAGAACTGTTTCGGTTCTGCGTTCGAACCTTTCGTGCGGCGGCCGGACGAAGATTGACCACACTAGAGTGTCATGACATTGTCTGTAAGATCGCGGAGATTGTTGTCGTGGGTGGCGTTCGTCGCAGTGCGCTGATCTCGCTCTCAGATTTGTATGATGACAGAATGCGCCATGCGAAGAACGGGGAGTGGTGGAACATGAACTCCCAGCGGGCGTTGTCCAACAACAGCTATGTGGCGCAGAAGGAACGTCCGACACTATCTACCTTCCTCGATGAATGGAAAGCTCTCTACGAAAGCAAGAGCGGTGAGCGTGGCGTCTTTTCCCGTTACGGTGCAAAGATCCAATCGGAGAAAACCGGGCGCCGAAACACAGACCATGACTTCGGCACGAATCCATGCTCGGAGATTATTCTGCGGAGTCGAGAGTTCTGCAACCTGAGCGAAGTGGTGGTGCGCGTCGATGATACCGAGGAGACGCTGACGGCGAAGGTGCGTCTCGCGACCATCCTCGGCACGTTCCAGTCAACCCTGACGAACTTTAGCTACGTGAGTAAAGATTGGAAGAAGAACTGCGACGAAGAGCGGTTGCTTGGTGTTTCCCTCACGGGCATCATGGATAGCGCACTCACCAACGGCGGCAGCAAAGGATTAGCTGAACGACTGGAAGCATTGAAGGCGATCACTGTCGCGACAAACGCAGAGTGGGCGAAGAAGATCGGCATTCCACAGAGCGTCGCCATCACTTGTGTGAAGCCTTCAGGCACCGTGTCGAACCTTGTTGATAGTGCGTCGGGTATTCACGCACGACACGCAGAGTATTATATTCGAACAGTGCGGGCGGATAAGAAAGACCCGTTGGCGAAGATGATGATCGATGCGGGCTTTCCCGTCGAAGCGGATGTGATGCGCCCCGATCATACGTGGGTGTTTTCGTTTCCACAGAAAGCGCCGAAGGGGTGCATCACACGCAACAAGCGAGATGCGGTCGAACAATTGGAATTCTGGCGCACCTATCAGGATAGCTGGTGTGAGCATAAACCCAGTGCCACGATCTATGTCAAGGAAGATGAGTGGCTCGATGTTGGTGCGTGGATCTATCGCAACTTCGACAAGGTATCTGGGCTGTCGTTCCTCCCAAACTCAGAACACATTTACCAGCAGGCACCATATCAGGACATCACCAAGACTGAATATGAGGAGTGGCTGAAGAAGATGCCTAAAAATGTGGACTGGACGAAGCTCGGAGATTATGAAAAGACAGACCATACATCTGGTACACAGGAACTCGCCTGTAGTGCGGGTGTTTGTGAAATTGTGGATCTCATTCCGCGATAAATAATAAACCAGCGAAAAAGGATAGTTGATATATGTCGTCCAAGAAACGAATCGTTATTGAATGTGCGTCCTGTCTATACACCTGTACCATCACCGGTCAGAATGTGGAGCTTGTACAATTTTGTCCATTCTGTAGCGAGGCAGTTCCAATGCCGTATGACAAACCCGGCCGCGAGGAATTCTTTGAAGACGTGTATGACGATGATGCAGATTTCAACCGGGACGATGAATGATCGCGGGTGTGGACTACTCTATGACGTGCCCGGCGGCGTGTATTCCCTATGACACACCACAATTCTGGTTTGCCAGTCAACGAACCTATGCGTCACTTCCCTCGATCTCGACGCATAAGATCACAACACTCGACGTGACGCAACGAGCCGAAGCAACTGCCATTGCACTCATTGAGTGGTTGAAGCATCATTCGGATGTTCGTGCCGTACTATTGGAGAACTACGCCTTCAGCGCAACGGGGCGTGTCTTTCATATTGGCGAACATACCGGCATTCTCAAGTACTTACTCTGGAAAGCCGATTACCCCGTGTATGCTGTACCTCCCACGGTCGTCAAGAAGTTTGCGACTGGAAAAGGTAACGCCGACAAAATACGCATGACATCCGCGTTCCTCAAGGACTACCCCAATGGGCAGAGTTGGTGTAGTACGTTCTTCCCCCGCTCGCCCACAACGCCACGTGCCAAGGCCCCGCTTTCTGACTTGGCAGATGCTTACTGGATCGCCAAATATGGCGTGTCCAGCGAATCAGATCCCCTCATCACGACCACCGGAAAATAATTTGCACGGTACCCAGAGATCTGGTATAATAGTGTTTGTTTAACAGTATCGTAAAAGGAGCAATATCAATGTTAGATGTATTCAACGCAGTCATCGACAAATTCGGGCCATGGATCGTGTGTTTTGTCATGATTGGCATCTGTCTCATCGAATCGCACAGACATGAGGAAACGCTTGTGGCTATCAATGGTGAACTTGCCGCGGCACTTGAAGCGGTAGCTAAAGTCCATGAAACGCAAACCGACCTGTTGGCGAGGGACGGGTTCATACTCCCCCCGCAGGGTGGCCCTCAGCCATTGCGGTAGAGGGCCTGCGCGTGCCAGTCACACTTCCGATAAGTCTGCATAAGATGTATTGGACGGCTGCCGTCTGGGCAGTGCGTTCTGGCAATTGGGTGACTGTTGTTAGTGGAAACGATCATATTCACATGAGAAACTCGATGCACTACGCCGATAGGGCGCTCGACTTTCACTCGTCCGACATGGACGGACTGAACGAGTGGTTGAACTACCACGGGTATGCCACCTTCTGGCAAGTCGCTGGGCACTACGCTCATGTCCACGGGCAAACGCTGGCGCCTGAGGCGGCGCGCCGACTCGCGGCCGCTGCCCTAAACAAGTTATTGTCTAACTTGGAAACTGTGGACTATCGCATCGAGGGCGAGACAGATGAGACTGTTAATCATCTCCGGCCGAGTGTGCCATGGCAAACGGCGGCGGGAATGAAAGCAGCGGGATACGGTATCTAATGAATATTTTTGTCCTTCACCGTGACCCGAAAGAAGCGGCAAAGATGCACACCGATAAGCATGTGCGCCAACAGTCTATCGAATATGCCCAACTTCTCTCATCAGCCCACCGTGCCTGTTCGCACCCCGAAGAACCGGCATTGGTGGGTCTATACAAAATGATACAAGAGCATCATCCAACGACAATATGGGCGCGTACGCATCCACTCCACTATGCGTGGCTGTATGAGCTTGCGTGTGCGACATGGGAGGAATACACATATCGCACCGGAAAGGTACACGCATCCAGTCGCCTGCGGCGCGCTCTTGCGCGAGTACCCAAGATACCCAGTCTCAAGACTGATACGCCACCACCGCAATGTATACCGGATATTTACAAAATTACCGGATCGGCCGATGCTGGCGGTAACACATGGGACGCCACCGTTAATGCGTATCGGAAGTATTACGGCGGCAGCACTATCGAGTCAGACACATGGAAGCGACGTGACGCGCCAGAATGGCTCCACATGCCAGTACCGTAACACGATTTTTATTGCTACGACAGAAGGAGTTTGCTATAATATGCACATGCCTAAATATCGCAAGGCCAGCCCCCTTCACCCACAGTGGGCGGACATAATCACACTCGATGACATTCGTGGCATCATTACCCACTTTCAGAAATCTGCCACCGTCTACGAAGGTTATATCAACGAGAATAATATGCCGACACTCTGGAGTTCGTCACTTAAAATTGTACGTGATCGTGTTGCATTTTGGACAGAGATGCTTGAATGTCGTGAACGCGGAGAGAAGATCATGCCACGTGTTCGCGAGTATCAACATGGCAATGAATTATCTGCAAAAAATTAACGACCTGTCATGCCCATTGATTCGGGATGATCAGGTGCGCCGCCATCTCCCGATGGAATTTCGAATTGCAGACGGACGAGAAGTTTACGGGCTTTACAATGACGGTGTTATTCTCGCGGTTCTCTGTGTAGCGTATGTCTCGGCAGTACCTCGCACGATGGCAGAACTGTCCGACATGACAATGAGTCTCGGCGCGCCAATTGTGACTCTCTACTCCGTGTGGTCGTATGTGCGTGGCTCAGGTCGCCAGATGGTATCCGCAGCACTGAAGCACATCATGGCCGCGCACAGTGAAATCACGCGAGTTGTCACGCTCTCACCAATAACAGACATGGCTCGCGATTTTCATTTGGCGAACGGGGCGAAAGTACTCAGTACTAATCAGGAGTCCGACAACTATGAATATCCGTGCCAAACACAGGGAGAGTAGGCCAACGGTGGCAAGCAGTCTTGAAAACTGTCGCTCGGTGATCGGGTAGTCGGTTCGATTCCGGCACTCTCCGCCAATGATTGTATGATATAATGGACCACATGAAACCAAAAAAAGAGATGGTCAAGCATTTCGCCACCGACGAGCAAAACTATGCCGATGACATTCATGATGTCTTAAAAACGGACTTGTGGGCACAAACCGATATTTGTAAACGTATTGGAAGAGACGAAGTGTTTGCCCAGCATGTGTATGCGGCACTCTGCAATCAACAGTTTATTCGTGTAGAGGAATTGACAACAGGCGCGGATCCAATAAGGGTGTCGTATTCATGGCGCAAAGCCGCAGAAATCATCGCACTGATTCGTAACGAGTTTTATAACAAGACAGAGAACCCCGACGTTATAGAAACGTACGTCCATTGGTATTGTAGTGGTATGGGATGCCTCGAAGGTGCGGTCGAAGAGGGTGTTGTCACTGACGAAGTTCGTGACACATTTCGTAATATGGGATGGTCGCCTATCGCCCATCCAGATGAATGGGGAGTCTAATGGACAAAGAACCAACTCTTATTGCACCTACCGAACCTGTCGAGTATGAAATTACCGGCGCACCCGAAGGCGACACGACAGACACGACACCGAAACGGATCACGGTACCCGAAGCTGAACTGCAGGCCAAGAAACTCGCAATTTTGCGACAGATGGTCGAAGTAGAGCAACGTCGTGTATTGCGAGTCAAGAGTAAAGCAAAGACGAAAGCGAAGAACCGTCACAAGGCGCAATTAGCAAAAAGTTCTCGCAAACGTAACCGTCAATAGGAACGTGAAATGACTATACTTAAAGGTAGCGGAAAGAAAAACACGCCACGCCCTGATCGCAAGGTAGAGCGAATCAAAGAGGGTGCCGAGCGCACTGCTCGCTGGGACGAACTCACGACACAGCATAAGCTCGATGACCTAGATCGGCGATTGGGGAAAGGTATTGGCGCCGTAAGACAACGTCAGCGATATCAGAAAGAGCTAAAAAAAGCGTCGTCGTGAGAATAGTTGTTACGGGTGCGGCCGGATTCATCGGCTCTCATCTCAGTCAGACGCTGCTAAATCGCGGACATAAGGTGATCGGTATCGACAATCTCCTGACTGGTAGTCTTGCGAACATTGCCAATTTACGGCAGTTTGAACTCTATGATTCGTTCTACTTCATTCGGCATGATGTCACCCATCCCATCGACATCGATGGCCCGGTTGATTTCGTGCTACACTGGGCGAGTCCCGCAAGCCCAAAGGACTACCTTGAACTGCCGATCCAAACACTCAAGGTCGGTTCTCTTGGAACACTCAATGCGCTAGGACTCGCGAAAGCGAAAAATGCGGGATTTATCCTCGCGTCAACGTCTGAGGTGTACGGTGATCCACTGGAACATCCACAAAAGGAAACGTACTGGGGCAACGTCAACCCCACTGGACCACGTGGTGTGTATGACGAAGCGAAGCGATTTGCTGAAGCACTGACGCTCGCGTATCATCGTTCCCACGGACTCAACGTAAAGATTGCACGTATCTTCAACACCTACGGTCCACATATGAGGCCCAAGGATGGCCGCGCTATCCCAGCGTTTATATCTCAGGCACTCTACAATGAAGATGTGACGGTCTTCGGTGACGGTAGTCAGACGCGGAGCTTCTGTTACATAACGGATCTCGTCGAGGGCGTGATGCGGTTGATGGCATTAGATGCGAGTTGGAGCGACCCAATCAACATTGGCAATCCATATGAGGTCACGGTGGAGGAAATCGCCCGCACGGTAATCCGGTTGACTAATTCCAGAAGTCGCATCGTCTTTCGTCCCCTTCCGGTGGACGATCCTAAAAAACGACAACCAGACATCACGCTTGCCAAAACGATGTTACAATGGGAACCGTCCGTCACACTTGAACAGGGCCTTCAGAAGACTATTGATTACTTTACATCGTCAACGCCAGAGGGCCTCGCGAGGCTCGTCGCCAACTGATCCTTCTTTAAGAAGTGCGTTGGTGAGCTAAATAGCCGTAAGATGCATATATTGAATAAACTTATCGCCACACTCAAGCGCATATGCGGTGGACAAATGGTGACGGTATTTCTTACCATATTGGTTGTAGCTGCGTTTTTCTTTGGCTACCTGCAACGTCCATCACCCGAAACAACCGCCACCATCAGTCAGCCCGCGCCGAATGTTGTCACCATAGAGGTGCCCGTCGAGGTCATTACTGAGAGGGTCGTGGTCGAATATATTGAGATAGAGGATCAAACCGCGGCGCTCGCCTTGCTGGAACAAAACGACGAGTTGAAGATACGGGTCGAACAACTGTCGGTGTCGTTGGCAGAAGCACAGAGCAGTGGCACCGGCGTTGCGGTCACTACTGTGGTTCCACCGACAGAGACAGCACCCGCCGTGGCGACCGTGACGTTCAAAGACTGGCGACTGGACTTCACCGCAGAAAATAATATCGCGAACTACACGCTCACACAGAAGTTCTCCATCGTCAATAGCGTTGGGCGCGACAAAGACAATGTCCCAACGAACCTCATTCGTCTATATGAGATCGGCCCAAATGACGAGCGTGTGCTGATTCCCACAACGGAAACCACAACGGTTGCGGTTACAGGCAACACGCCGCACTTCTACACCAAGCTGACGGTACAGGGTGGTGTCGGACACGCGGGCGGTGAGCAGCGAATCTTTTTCGCAACTCCGTGGTTGAAACGTGGT